AGACTTCCCGGAAATTCAAAGCCCGATCTTGCAGCATGGCCGCTGCTCATTAATAGTTTCAACTCCAGGCTCGACCACTGGCACCTACCACTTCTGCACCTTCGCCCTAAGCCAAGACGAAATCTATGTCTTGGGTTGGGACGCCTCCACTCTCAAGTACACAGAGCTCCTGCGACTCGGTCTGTCGTCTCTTAGCAAGGTTGCCTACGATTCTTACTTCCGGACTAGTCAAGTACAACTCATGGAGACGCGCCGTCAAAGCGCCTTGAGCGTGATGATCGATGATGGTGGTTATCACGATACCGCAGCAACGGAAAAGCTGTATGAATCCATCAAGAAGCATGGGGTTAGCGTTGCCAAAAGTGAAGGAATGATGGCTCCACCGCCGGCGCCGGCCCCGATAATTCTCCCTGTTGTAATCCCTCGTTAACGTGGGCTAGCGACGCTTGGTTTTCTAAGCTGCTCTTCTTACTTATTGATCGACAATGCCGTGATCACCTGTTGTCAGTGCATCGTACTCGCGCTCGCATTGCTGGCCGGCGATCCTGGCGAGGTCATAAGCTTTCGCCAGCGCTTTCGAGCGCCAGCATGTGTGAGCCGGTCCGCAAGCACCATGGCGGCGCGGGTGGCTGCCCACCGACATGGGGCGGGAAACCACCGGAGCCGCATCACGGCTAACCATGGTGAGTTCAAACAAGCGGATGTATCGGCCCGCCAAAAATACGTAGCTGATACTCCTGAGCCTCAGCCATGAGCGAAACCGCCCGAAGCCCAAGGCGCACCACCTCCTCCGGTGAAGCGTGACCTTTGGCCTCGTTGTATCGGCGCAGCGCATCCAGCGCTTGTTCCATCAGCAGTTCTGCCGTTGCCATTGCGCTGGTCGAGTCCTTCATTTCCCTGGCCTCTGGAAGCTTTCAGTGCAGTGGATGTGCCGGCCTGCCAAGCGCACGGCGCTGGTATTCGTGAACTGCCTCAAACAGCGACTCAGCCTCCAGCCGCAAGCGCTCCACTTCCTCTGCTGACGTCAAGGAGTCCCGCGCCTCGTGGTATCGACGCATAGCTTCCATCGCCTGCTGCATCAACGGCTCGCCGGCGGCGATCTTCTCTTCCAGATCCTTCATGCCCTGCTCCCTGCTATTTGATCAGGGCAGTATAGGCTGCCTCACTGGCCAGCCCGGCTATTCGTTCTCGGTCATATACTTTCGCCAGCTCTCTCGCTCGAGCATCAGCCCGTGCGAGCAGGTCGGATAGCGCCATGGCGGCGCGGGTGGCTGCCTGTAGGCCTCGAGGGGTGGGTGCGGCGCGAATGATTGATCGCCTATAAAATCCAAGTTGCTGGAGCTAAGATTCGACTGAAACCACAATGAGAGCTCTAACATGTTCACATTTAAACAACTAGATCTTTTGGGTGGCTGGATTGTGCAAGTTCGCAAGCAAGGCATCCATGTCGGCAATATCCGGCGCACCACCCTTGATTCCGGATATGCGTATTACAGGGGAAAGGACAATCAGCTCACCGCTAGCCTCCATAATGCATCACTAGATGAGCTGAAGAAGGCAATCGAGAAGGCGTCCTGAGACCAGGACATCCTCCAGAGTATTGAGAGTTTATGGGAAAATACTGCGCACATAACCCTGGCACGCTTGCAGCGCCTTCAATCCTTCGTCACCGTCTCCGGTGATGGCGACAACTCGTTGAGCATGCGCTGGGTCAAGTTCGCCTCGCGCGGTTCCATGAACCACACCGCCGGTGCTGGTGGTGGCTGGCATTCCACTGCCACCACTTGGGGTGGCGAGTAGGACTGACAACCGGAGATCAGAAGTAGCGAGGCGATCGCGCAGGCGAGCCTGGTCTTTTTGAGCATTGGTCAGCTCCTGGTAGTAGATTTTGTCGTTGGCCTGCAACTGGTCCTCAAGGGCTCGGCGCCGGACCTGCTCGGCTTCTTGCCAGTCGATCACCGCAACAGCGGAAGCCTCTCGCTCTCGCTGGAATGCGTTGACCTGCCGGGCGCTCTTCGCCTGCCACTCTGTGTCCATGGTCGAGCGACCGTGCTGGTAGGTGCCCCAGAATGCTGCGAGCACCAACGTCAGTGACACCGCAGCGCCGATCGTGCGAGCGCTGATCACGCTGCCTCCAGAAACAGCACGCGCTCAGCCTCTCGACGACGCACCAGGCCGGGCAGCACCTTGCCGCCCGCCTTGTTCCAGCGCGGGAACTGCTCGGCAGCACCGGCGTAGTCGCCGACATTGAGTAGGCGCAGCAGTGTCGATGACTCGAGATTGCTCGCTCCCAGGTTGTAGGTGAAGCTGACCAAGGCGTCCCACTGATTACCACTCAGGGGTACCTTCACCAGCCGCTCGACCTCCGGCTCGAAACGCTGCACGTCGTTGAGCAGCATCCGTTCGGCCTGCTCCTTGGTGACCGACATGCCAGGCTTTACTCCGCGAGTGGCGCCATATCCGATGGTCCAGACACCGACAGCGTCCCGATAGGCAAGCAGCCGCAGGCCCTCGAAGGACTTGATGAGGCTCAGACCTCGTTGCGATGTACGCATTCACTTTTCTCCAGGCAAAAATAAACCCGCTCGATGGCGGGTGCTTTGGGTGCGGTAGATGTCAGGCCGGCGGCGCTGGCCAATCGATCGTATCGGGATAGCCCGGCTGGTCCGGCACACGATTCAGCGCGACGCGGTACTTCTTCCAGGCTTTGAGTTCGGCCGCTTCAGCTTCCGTGACCTCCTCCAGATCCACAGCATCCTGCAGCGGATCAATGGCGGAGTCGGCCGCAGCCCGGCGGGCAGCGGCCTGTGCGACGACTTGGGCGAGGCGCTGCTCGGCGGCGGCCTGGTCTTTCATGGCCTGAGTGACTACCTGGGCCCAATCGATTACGCCATTCACGGCAGGCTGTTGTGCCGAGCCGACTTCGAGACCTGGCAAATGCACGGGGCCATCAGCAGGGTTGATGATATCGACCGGGAATCGTGCGAGCTCCAGAGCGTCGGCGGCGTGCGGAAGCATGAGCGTTACAACCAGGTTGCCGTTCACACGCTCTACGGCTTGGACCACCCAACCGCTGCCTACGGCTTCAGCGTCCAGCGTGGAGCCGTCCTCAAGCCGAGAGAAGTCCAGCGCAACACCGTTGATGACGAGCGTGTCACCTGCCTTGGTGACAGCCACTTCGGCATCAGACCGAACAGGGGAAAGCTTGATGATCATCAGAACCACCTCCCAATTGCCAGCCACTTTACATCCATGCTGGTGGTGAAACTTGTGGTGTGCAGGGGGTAAAGACCATGGAAGTTAGTCTTTGAGGCAATGACCCCGCCCGTCCACCAAACCAGCCCGGTCCCGCCGGTGATCATGCAAGTGGTAAATGGCACGTCGATAAATTCAGCAGCAAATGCTGGCCCAGGAATATACGGCCCAACAAAGACATAACCGTTAGGGCTTGTTATTGCGACGCTTGCGTAGCTATCACTCCGCAGGCATATCAGTGTGCCGTTAGCAAACTTGATGTATGAACCGGCGGCATTGCTACCGCTTTCGATAATAGCCCCGGTGGGAATACCGCCAGATTGCGAAACAGTGCCGACTATTCCAGCGCTCGACACCAGTTTTTTCCAGTCTGCCGAGGTGGATACGTTGTTTTGTGCGCCCCTTATGTACGCATCGCCTGCTACGTCAATGGCAAGCTGCGCTCGTCGGTCTACGGCATAGCCCATGTCTAAGCCGATGGAAGCCCGATTTGTAGGAGGCCCATCTACAGCGGCTGCGCCGTTCCATGCTTTAAACCTATTGCCCTTCCAATTGGCCTGAGCTTCAACTGGTGAAGCCGCGCCTAAACCAAAGTCACCAACCTTGGTAACGCTCTCCGCAGTTGTATCTAGGCTGCTGGTGGTCAGGCTCGCCTTTGCTGCCGTGCCCAAACCCGCTAACGTGCTGCCCCAGTCGTTGACGATCTGGCGCAGGCGATCCGCCGACTCCTTCACGTAGCCCTGCATTGGCGCCAGGCCGTAGGATCCACCGGTGACACTAGCCCCCTGATAGGCCGGGAGAATACTGAGCACTGTGGCGCTCGTGATGTTGGTTACTTCGTACCAGCGGCCATCAGGCCCTTGAAATGCATCGCCCACTCGGGAGTTTGCAGAAAAATCGGTGCCGGTACCGGTCACCGTAGTTTGGCCAGCCGTGATAGCGACCTTGCCTTGCCTGTACCAGGGCATGAATTGTTCCTTCAGAGAGGTTTCATTGGGCGCGAGGCGAACAGGGTTCGGCCATTCGCGGTCAGCGGGTTGATGCCTGAGCCGTTGTCGCAGTACATCTGCAGGATCGACCGGTTACCCGGCAGGAAGCCGCCGAAATTCGCGCGGATAGGCTGGGTGGTCTGAATAATGTTTGTGCAGGAGAACAACGCATTGGCCAGTACGTAGTCGTCGTAGCTTCCGGTCCACGGCATCTGCTGGCTCGGCGCGTAGTAACCAGTGCCCGTGATGGGGTTGCCGGTATTGGCAAAAGCGCTGGTTGACGGCTGGCTGTTCAACAGCGCCAGGTTGGCCGTGGTGACAAAAGTCCGATTGCCAATCGCATCTCGTACCGAAGCGTCATATGCACCGGGCGGGGTAATTGGAGGCATATAGCTCGCACAAAACCAACGAATGCGCTGCGGCTGAGACCATGATGGACCGTGAGCAGCGCTTCCATATTGAGCAAGCCTGAAACCGGTCCAGTTGCCAGGGCTGCCGGCCACGCGGAATTTGCCGACCATCATATAGTCGTCAGCATTGATGAAAATCAGCGGCCTTTCATAGGTAGTAATTGGCGCGGGGAATGTGTAGTAGTTATCACCTTCAATGTTTTGATTTCCGCCACCAAATACCAGCGAAAACTTGCCTGAGTACCGAATAGACAAGACCCGATTGACCGAGTCGATCTGGGTCCTCACGTTGTTGTTGAAGGTGCGAATGCCGTATGAACCGGGTGCAGAGAATGGCTCACCACCCTGCGACAGAATCATCACCTGCCAGGTGAGGCCCTGCGGCTGCCGGAGATGTAACTGACCGGGTGAGTACCAGGATTGCGGGGAAAACGTGTTCTCCCCGCGGTCCTCCAGGGTGTCAACGACCACGAACGACTGGGCTTGGATCTCAGGTATCGAGATGTACTGGTCAAAGCTGCCATTGCCCGTCACCGTCATCATCTTCAGCGAGCGAATCGGGGTGATCGTTGTGTCGAGCGAAACGACAGCGGCCGCATCCTTCGTCCGCATACCGTATTGCACCGTCATCAGGTAAGCCTCCCTACCGCTACGCGCTCGACGCCATTCACGTCATAGACATACATCCCGCCGTTGTTGATGATTGTCTGGCCGTTAGCATCCTGGCCGCGCACGGTGAACGCGCCGGTGACCATATTTAGCTCGATCAGCGGCAGACCCTGAGCGTTTACCGCCTTGGACCTGAGCGTCATACCCAGCACGATCTGCTGGATGAATGCCGTGTTGATGAACGCCTGGTTGATAAACACCTGACCGTTCTGCACCACGAACGGCGACGACAGCGTGTCGTTGATGTTGTTCACCACAGCGAAGCGGTCAGCACTCACCAGGAACTGGCTCTGCAGCCCGGCCGGACCGTTCTCGATACCCAGCCCGATACCGGCGGCCACGTATTGCCCCTGGGCATTGAGCTCCATCTTCACCGCCCACATCGTCCGCGCCTTGCCATCGGCTGTGGCCTGGGCCTCACTGATGGTCTGCACCGCCGCATTCGTATTCCCTACGGATACCTCTAGCGTCTCCTGCTTGCGCACGATTGCCGCATCTCGTGATGCGCTTGCCTTTACCTCAACAGCGAATGCCGCTGTCGAATCCCATTGTTGGAGTGCGCCGGCCAGATCGCCCTCGGCATCGTCGTCGCGATAAGAGGCGCGCAGGGCCTGGAGGCTTTCAGCTGTAGCGGTGACCTTGCCGTCCACCTCGGTGATCTTCGTGGTATTGGCGCTCACCTGCTGCGCAAGGCCGTTGGCCGATTCGACGGATTGACCGACATCAATCCAGAGAACTGGGCTGGGCGGTGCATTGCCTCCTCCAGGATCTGCAGCGACATCCTGCCGAGCCTGGTAGATGCGCTCATCGACGACGACCATCTGGTCCTTGGTGTAGGGCTGATCCGGGTTGTAGGCTTTCAGCCCGTCCAAGGCATCGATCTGGTCCTGCAGGCCGTCGATCTTCTCGACCAGGTCCTGGCCAAGTTCGCTCTCGGTGATCTGCCCGCTGATCATCTCGAGAATCGGCGAAGCATCTGTGCTGGATGTCCCCTTCACCGCATTCGGCGCCACTGGAAACCACGGTCCGATGTTGCCGGTACGGTCAACCAGGCGCGCCCAGAAGAAGAACGACACACCAGCAGCCAGACCCTGCAGCTTGTAGTCGCTCTGCGGGTAGGCCAGATCGGTGAGCTTGGTGGCAGCCTCCAGGCTGTTGCTCGGGCTGTACCAGATCTCTGTCCGCTGGGTGTCCTCGGCGCCAGCAGGGAAGCCCCACTTCAGGCCGATAGCGAAGAGCTCGCTGGTAGCCGTGAGATGGGTAACCGCTGGCGGCAAACCATCCTTGCCGTTGAGTTGAGTTACCGCGCTCACGGCAAAAACCGATGCCACATCCATCACGCTCACGGCGCTGACGCGGGCCGTATACAGCCCGGAATAG